ATGAAAAAGGAAATACTTGAGATAGGAAAAATTTCTATCACCATTACAAGAAAGAGGAACCTCAAAAACCTCTATATACGGATTTATCCGCCCGACGGCGAGGTCGGTGTCAGTGCGCCTGCCTCCCTGTCAACGGAAGATATCACGCAATTTGTGTTAAAAAAAATGCCCTCAATCACAAAAACTCGCGAGAAAATGCTCACACAAAATCGGCAAAGCAAACGACGCTATGTGTCCGGTGAAGCCCATTATCTATGGGGCAAACCGTATCGCCTGCAGGTGGTTCATGACGGCACAAAGCGCAGCATCGCAAAGATGCCAAAAAAGATCGTGATGACTGTACCTGAAGATGCAACGGAGGATCAGCGGGAAAAACTAATGACGGAATGGTACAGGAAAGAGATTAAAAGAGCTTTACCTGCCGTCACCAAACGCTGCGAACAGCGCATGTCGTTACACGCCGATGAATACCGTGTTAAAAACATGAAAACCAAATGGGGCACCTGTAACATTTCTGAACGTCGCATCTGGATCAATCTTCAACTGGTCAAAAAAGCACCGGAGTGCTTGGAGTATGTCGTCACCCATGAGTTGGTGCATTTGCTTGAAAGAAATCATACGCATCGTTTTCATGCTTTAGTGGAGCAGTTCTATCCGACCTGGCGGGACGCTAAGAAACTGCTTGAAGAGCTGCCGCTGGATTATATAGACGCTGAGGAAGCCGAAAATGAGGAGTAAAAAGTTGAACACAAGCGATGTCTATGATGTCAACAAGAAAACTGGGGCTCTTATCCTCGGTAAAAATAGGCTGGAAGAGTATGCGACGAAATACTTGAGTAAGCACTGTCTGGAAGCTTTAATAACCCCTATGCCGCTACCGGTTGAAAAAATCCTGCAGAATGAAAATCTCACAGTTGTTGAGGCAAAACTTTCTCCCACGCTGGATGTGTTCGGCTGTTGCCTTCTTTTAGATGGAACCGTTGAGATCTATAACCCGGATACCTATACCTATGAAGAAAACTTCTACCCTGAAGGCACCATCTTGATTGATCCGGATTACGGCCTGATCTATGGTGAGGGGGCAAAAAGAAACACTCTGATGCATGAAGCCCTGCACTGGGAAAAAGACAAAAAATACTTTGACATTAAAGCATTACGGGAATCTGGGGACGGAGAAGAATTCACACCGATCTTAGGCAGACAATCGGAAACTTTCCTTACTCCATCATCTGCGCAACGAAAAGACAATGAAGTCAAATGGCTCGAATGGCAATGTCACAGACTGGCACCACGAGTGCTCATGCCCCTGCACACATTCAAATTAAAAGCAATGGAGCTTATTGAAGATGAGGAAAACGACATCGGCTCATGCGACAGCCTGATCGATGCCCTCAGCGAATTCTTTATCGCTTCACGTTCCGCCGTTAAATATCGCTTGCTCGAAGTAGGCCTACAGAAACAGATCGAAGACTACGCTGACTTTGAGGACGTTTATTCGACAACCCTGCTGTCAGATAATAGAGAATTCGCCAAGCTTTCCGAAGAAGAAGCACTGTTACTCCTGCTTAACCATCCACAAATTGCTGCCTGGATAAAGTCGGAGGATTACGTATTCGTCGACGGATATTTCATTCGCAACAGCACAAAATATCTGCGAAGAGATGCCTCCGGAATGCTTCGACTCAATGCTTATGCCAAAAAGAATCTGGAAAAATGCGTCCTGCTCATACAAGACGTCACCGTCAAAGATTACGGCGGACTTCAAAAAGACTTAACAGGAACAAGTTACCTACTCTCGTCTATCGGGACAAATAAACGCATTAAAGTTTTTGATCCAAAATATCAAGAACGCTCCAAAATTGAATCGGGTGATGAAAAGGCCTATCACAATGCAATCAACGAGATTCTTGCAGATACCGATAATGATTGTCAGCTTATAAAACTTATTTCTGATCCAACCCTAACCTTATGTAATGCCTTAAGGTCAATTATGAATCAAAAGGAATGGACATCTTCGCTATTTCTCAGAAAAACGAACTTGTACCAGGAGCTATACACAAAAATCAAAAACAATCGACAAAACAATATGAAAAAGGAGACCCTACTCGCAATTTGCGTCGGTCTATCCTTGAGCTATCTTGTCACAAGCACGTTGATGGAGAAGGCGGGATTCGCACTAAATCCCTATCAGCCACCTGACAGTGTGTACATAAGAATTCTGCAGCGATATCCCAATTTAAGCATCGACGATTTTAATAATCTTTTGCAGGCTGCCGGAATCACCTCTCTCAAAACAAAATCGAGATCCTAAAAAATAATCTGACTCACTGAGTCATACAGAGCCCTGAAAATGGGCTTTTTTTTATGCCATTTTTCCCGAAAACCTTTATTTACAAGGCTTTTTATCCTGACTTTTCAAGTCATACACCTTTTTTTATTACATGAGATTCTAAGGATGAGATCAAGAAATTTTGCATGAATCTTGATCTTTCAATGGCAAGATGCACCGTCTGATCAGCAGTGGCTCACATCTTCCATTGAACAAGTAAATAACTCTGACCAAACGATGAGCAGTGCGGTCACACGTCCGTTCGGAGAAATCCGAAGACCTGTGATTGCTTTCTTGCGCTCATTTTTAGGTCGCTTTCCTCCGTTCGGGCCAGTCAACCAACGGAGGAAAAATTATGGCTAAGAATTATGACAATCTGATCTATTACCGTGACTGCGGATTTATCGAAGTCACACCCGATGTTAAAAAATTTCTCGAAAAAGAGCGGGACAATCTTCGCCATCGCATGCAGGGACGCCATGAATGCGTCTGCCCGCGTGAGCGATTCAATCTATGTGATACCGACTGCGTCGGATGTCCGTATCACAGAAACGGGATCTTCGATTCCATTGATGCTCCAATACCGGGAACCGAGGGGCTGACTCTATCAGACGTTTTGCCGGACACGGCCCCCTCGCCCGAGGCAGTTCTTGCCGAGAAAGTTCTGAAAGAAAGCATCGAATCAATCAAAGAGCGCTGCTCTGATGAAGAACTGAAGATCATCGAAGGTCTCGAGCAAGGCAAACCAAAACGCCAGATGGCGAAGATTTTGGGAATACCCGCATCCACCTATCGTGACAGGAAAACAAAGCTCTTAGCTCGCCTCGCTCGCGAATTTTCCGATCTCGAAGATTTTCTTTAAAAAAATCCGTCCGTTTTGCCGTCTCACATCCAGAGAGGTTTGGAGGGAGACGGCAAAGCCCTCGGAAAGGAGGAGAAGACCATGAAGAACAAATCGCCGAGCGTAAGCAAGGCAGAGCTTATCGAAGTGCTCTGCGCCATATCCGTTATCACCAAAGACCTAACCAGACGACTATTGCAGAAAGGAGACAATCCCTATGGGACAGATGAAGAAAATGAAGTCTGTTATAGACGACCTACATGCTTGTAGCGACTACTTGAACGGACTCGCAACAGAACTGGCACAAATGTATGGGACGGAAACACCTCATGAAGAACCCGTTAAAGAAGAGGCACCTAAGAAGCAGGAGCTGAAGCTCGAAGATGTGCGAGCTGTGCTGGCAGACATCTCCCGCATAGGACATACCGCAGAAGTCAGAGCACTCATCGAAAAGTATGGGGCAGACAGGCTTTCCAAGGTTGATCCAAAAAACTATGAAGCCCTGCTTCATGACGCGGAGGTGCTCCATGTCGACTAAGCATGCACTTCTCTCAGCATCAAGCGCCCAGCGCTGGCTTGCCTGCCCGCCTTCCGCATTGCTTTCGGCAAAGTACGAGGACACATCTTCGGATTACGCAAAAGAAGGCACGGATGCGCATAGTCTTGCCGAATATAAGGTGCTGAAGGCGCTGGGAAAAGATGCTGCCGATCCGACGGAGAACCTTGACTACTTTAACGAAGAGATGGACGAAGCGACGGATAGCTACGCTGCCTATGTGGCAGAGCATGTTGAGGCTGCGAAGAAGGAAACGCCTGATCCGGTTGTGCTCGCGGAACAGCGAGTGGACTTCTCTCGCTGGGTGCCGGAAGGCTTTGGCACGGCAGACTGTTTAATCGTCTCAGACAAAGCCTTGGCGGTCATCGACCTTAAATACGGACAAGGTGTCCTCGTTGAGGCTAAGCGCAATCCTCAGATGATGTGCTATGCCCTCGGCGCACTCGAAATGTTCTCCGCACTCTATGACATCGAGACGATCACGATGACGATCTTCCAGCCGAGGCGCGACAACGTTTCAACCTATGAGCTACCCGTATCCGATCTGCTTGACTGGGCGGAGAACACGCTGAAGCCAAAGGCGGCTCTTGCCTCAAAAGGTGAAGGAGACTTCAAAGCCGGTGAGCATTGTCGCTTCTGCAAAGCAAGGAACGACTGTCGTGCCCGAGCCGAAGCCAATCTTGCCCTGGCAAAGTATGACTTCGCGCTACCGCCGACCTTAACCGATGCAGAAATCGAAGCCATCTTACCTGTTCTTGACGAGCTGACCGCTTGGGCAGAAGACATCCAAGCCTATGCGCTGACGAAAGCCTTATCCGGCAAAACGTGGCACGGCTACAAGCTCGTCGAAGGTCGCAGCAATCGAAAGTACGTGAGTGCCGATGCCGTTGCAGAGAAAGTCCAAGACGCGGGCTTCGATCCATTCGAGAAGAAGCTGCTCGGCATCACCGCGATGCAAAAGCTCATGGGCAAGAAACGCTTTGACGAACTGCTCGAAGGGCTTATCGAAAAGCCGCAAGGCAAACCAACACTCGTGCCGGAGTCGGATAAACGCCCGGCTATTCATACAGCAAAAGACGATTTTAAGGAGGAAATTTAAATGTCAACCTATAAGAACCCAATGAAAGTTATAACCGGTCCTGATACACGCTGGAGTTACGCAAATGTGTGGCAGCCAAAATCAATCAACGGAGGCAAGCCGAAATACAGCGTGTCACTCATTATTCCGAAATCCGACACAGTCACGTTAAACAAGATCAAGGTTGCAATCGAAGCCGCCTACAAGGAAGGCGAAGCCAAGCTCAAGGGCAACGGTCGCTCCGTGCCGGCGCTTTCTGCAATCAAAACGCCACTTCGTGACGGAGACGTGGAACGTCCGGACGACGAAGCCTATGCGAACAGCTACTTCCTGAATGCCAACTCCACCTCAAGGCCTGGCATTGTAGATAGCGATCGAAACGAGATCATTGACAGCTCCGAGGTCTATTCCGGTGTGTACGGTCGTGCGTCTATCAACTTCTACGCATTCAATAGTAACGGCAATCGAGGAATCGCCTGCGGACTCAACAACCTGCAGAAGATTCGTGATGGCGAGCCTCTGGGCGGTCACACCTCAGCAGCTGAGGACTTTGCAGCCGACGATGACGACGATTTCTTGAGCTAAGGAGGTGTGTCATGACTTATCTACTTGATTTCATGTCTCAGCTCGTCATCGCACTGGCGGTCGGATTTACCTTCGGAGCTGCTTTTGCCAATGTGCTTATCGCAAGACTCGAGAAGCGTGAGAAGAAAAAGAACGACGTTCAGTAAAACCAAAAATGACGCAGAGAGGCAGACAGAGACAGAAGTCTGTCTCTCTGCCTATTTGAGGAGGTGAAAATTATGCAAACTTTGTCACTGGACTTAGAGACTTTTTCGTCCGTTGACCTCTCCAAAGCAGGCGTATATAGATATGCCGAATCGCCGGATTTTGAGATTCTGCTTTTTGGCTACTCTGTTGACGGCGGTGAGCCTCAGGTCATTGACCTTGCGCAGGGCGATGAAATTCCTGTAGATATCCTTGATGCTTTGACCGACGATGACATCATCAAGTGGGCATACAATGCAAATTTCGAGAGAGTCTGTTTATCACGCTATCTATCCGATCTCGGCATAAGTCTTGATTCATTCTATGACCGCCATTCGCTCTCAACCGAAATGGCCAGGTTCTTGAATCCTTCTTCTTGGCACTGCTCGATGGTTTGGGCAGCAACCTTGGGGCTTCCACTTTCCCTTGCAGGAGTGGGCAAAGTCCTGAACCTTTCCGATCAGAAGCTCAAGGAAGGTAAAGACCTCATCCGCTATTTCTGTGTGCCGGATAAGCAAACAGGAAAACGACACCTTCCATCCGAAGCACTTGATAAGTGGGAAACCTTCAAGGCTTATAACAGACGTGACGTAGAAGTAGAGCTTGCCATTAAAGATAGGCTCAAAAACTATAAGATGCCTGACTTTCTCTGGGACGAATATGCTGTTGACCAAGAGATCAATGACCGAGGCGTGAAAGTCGACCTTGCACTGGCCGATGTCGCCGTGGAGATGGACAGGCGCTCCAAGAATGAACTCATCACTAAAATGAAGAACATCACAAATCTGGAGAACCCCAACTCTGTGGCACAGATGAAGGACTGGCTTGCCGAAAACGGCATGCCCACAGAGTCTCTCGGCAAAAAGCAAGTGGCAGAGCTGATCCAAACAGCTCCGCCAAAACTCCGAGATGCACTCGTACTTCGTAGCCGGCTTGCAAAATCGTCTGTGAAGAAATATCAGGCAATGCAAAACGCAGCCTGCAAAGACGGACGAGTGCGAGGCATGTTTCAGTTTTACGGTGCCAATCGCACCGGACGCTGGGCAGGAAGACTCGTTCAGATGCAAAACCTCCCCAGAAATCACCTGCCTGACCTGGATGCTGCCAGAGCACTCGTGAAATCAGAAGACTTTGATGCTATGAAACTCCTTTATGACGACGTGCCGGACACCTTATCTCAGCTCGTGCGTACTGCTTTCATTCCGCAAGACGGCTGCAAATTCATCGTCGCCGACTACTCCGCCATTGAAGCTCGTGTCATTGCCTGGTACGCAGGACAACAGGATACCCTCAATGCCTTTGTATCCGGTAAAGACCTCTACTGCGAAACGGCATCCCGAATGTTCTGTGTCCCTGTCGTTAAACACGGTATCAACGGAGAACTTCGTCAAAAAGGAAAGATCGCTGTTTTAGCCTGTGGATACGGCGGCTCAGTCGGAGCGCTAAAAGCAATGGGCGCACTCGAGATGGGGCTGAGCGAAGCAGAACTCAAGCCTCTGGTCGATGCATGGCGCTCTGCCAATCCGAACATCGTCAAATTCTGGTGGGACGTGGATAAAGCTGTTCTTGAAGCCGTAAGACATAAGAAAACCACCAAGACGCACGGGCTTACCTTTACCTGCAAGCACGGCATGCTTTTTATCACGCTGCCATCAGGCAGAAACCTTGCCTATGTGAAGCCGAAGATGGGGGAGAATCGCTTCGGCTCTCCCTGTGTCACCTATGAGGGCATCACCACAGGAAAGAAATGGTCTCGCATCGATTCCTACGGTCCAAAGTTCGTGGAAAACATTGTGCAGGCAACCGCCCGTGATATTTTGGCTTATGCCATGCGGACGCTCCGCAATTGCTCCATCGTGATGCATATCCACGATGAAGTCGTGATTGAAGCCAACCCTCGGATGTCCCTTGATGCCGTCTGTGAGCAGATGAGCCTCACGCCGCCTTGGGCAGAAGGTCTTCCTCTTAAAGCAGATGGTTATGAGTGTGCGTTTTACAAGAAAGACTGAGCCCAGATTTGGACTCGGCTCAAATCTAAATTCAGCTCTTTCAAGGGGGGTAACGATTCGTTACTCCCTTTGTTGTTTTTGCACGGATGATCTTCTGATTTTTCGGTGTGTAAGCAACATGCGTTTCAAGGTCTCTTTATTCATGAGTTATCAGCAGTGACTGCCCGACTTTGGACAGCGATAAAAAATATTTTTCAAAAAATCCGTCCGTTTTGCCTTCTCACATCCAGAGAGGTTTGAGGAGAGCAATCGTGCTCCCTCCGAGTAAATAAACGGAGGTTTGATATGACCAATCTACAAGTATTTCAAAACAGTGAGTTCGGGAGCATCCGAACAACCACCATCGACGGCGTGCCATATTTTGTCGGAAAGGATGTAGCGGAAGTCCTCTGCTATTCGAATCCTCAAAAGGCAATCCGCGATCACGTGGACGAGGAAGATCGGACGGTGAATGAATCGTTCACCGTTAACGGAACAATGGGACTACTCATAAACGAATCCGGTCTCTACAGCCTCATCCTCTCAAGCCACATGCCAAAGGCGAAAAAGTTCAAACGCTGGGTAACCGCAGAAGTCCTACCAGCTATCCGAAAGCATGGCGTATACGCTACGAAGGAGCTGCTGGCAGATCCCGACATGCTGATTGAAGCTTTATTGGAACTAAAGGCGGAACGGGAGAAAACAAAGACGCTTAAAGTCACGACCGCGATCCAGAAGCAGCAGATTGCGGAGCTTCAGCCGAAGGCTACCTATTGCGACATCGTCCTCAAATGCAAGGACGCAGTCAATATCTCGGTGATTGCCAAAGACTACGGCATGAGTGCCAAACGCATGAACAAGCTCCTACATGAGCTGGGGATTCAGTTCAAGCAAGGAAATATCTGGCTTTTATACCAGCCCTTCGCTGAGTGCGGATACACCAAAACCAACACCACGATTTATGAGGATAAGGAAGGCAGAGAGCATACAGCCGTTCATACCAAGTGGACGCAAAAAGGCCGCCTGTTCATCTACGAAACCCTCAAAGACCGAGGCATCTATCCCCAGATTGAACAGGAGGTGCGCTAATGGAAAATCTGTATAACAACAGCGAAGGCTACGCTGATCCGACCGCCTACGAGGCGATCTATAAGCCAAAGAAATTTCAATACATGCCGCTCGTCTACATTGCATCGGCATATACGGGAGATGTCGATAAAAACACCGAAGCCGCCAAGCGTTACGCCCGCTTCGCTATTGACTGCGGCTTTATTCCAATGGTGCCGCACCTCCTATACCCCCAGCTCATGGACGAGAAAACCGAGCGAGAGTTGGCCTTGCAATTTGGACTGGTCTTAATCGACAAATGCGTCGAGCTTTGGGCTTTCGGAGAACAGAGCATGGGCATGGCCAAAGAGATCGCCTATGCCAGACGGCACAAGCGAAACATCCGCTATTTCACGGAAGATTTAAAGGAGGTGCATGCATGAAGATGACGGTTTATACGGCCGATGTGATCGGCGTCCCCTCAAACTGCTCCTATCCACATAAAGTGACAGTCACCGATGAGGGAAGCCTCAAAGCCGCCGTATCGAAGGATTATGTTTGCGCCGCCTACAAGAGCGACTACCGCTCAAACGATAACTTTCTGTATGCGGATTGTCTTCCGGTGGAGTGCGATAACGACCACTCGGAAAACCCCTCGGACTGGATCGCATCCTCTGATATTGAGAGCGCCTTTCCCGGCGTCTCTTTTGCAATTCACTTTAGCCGCCATAACATGATCTCGAAGGCAGGCAAGGCTGCGAGACCAAAGTTCCATGTCCTTTTTCCCATCGAAGAAGTCACGGACGCAAAGGTCTATGCAGAACTAAAGCAGCAGATTTCCTTGCTGTTCCCATATTTCGACACAAAGGCACTCGATGCTGCGCGTTTCTTCTTCGGCACGAAAGACCCTGATGTGGAAATCCACGAAAGCAAGATGACTTTGACGGAGTATCTGGACGGCGAAGACTTCGACAAGAACATGGCTCAGTTTGGCACGATTCCGGAGGGCAGCCGCAACGCGACGCTGTCCCGTTTTGCCGGACGGGTGCTTAAGCGCTACGGCATCACCGACCGTTCAAAGGCCATCTTTCTTGAAGAAGCGGATAAATGCGATCCGCCGCTTGAGAAGGCGGAGTTGCGCAGCATCTGGCACTCTGCTTGCCGTTTCTTTCACAAGGTGCAAAAAGAGCCGGGCTATGTCGCACCGGAGGACTACAAGAGCGGCGCGTTAAAACCTCCGGACTATTCGGACATTGGGCAGGCTAAAGCACTCGTATCCCAATATGGCAACGAGCTAAAGTTCACGCCCGCCACCGATTATCTACGCTACGACGGGACGAGCTGGGTGGAATCCAAGCAAAAAGCGGTCGGTGCGATGGAAGAATTTCTGGATTTGCAGCTCGAGGACGCAAAAGATTCGGTGGGCAAGGCAAGGAAGGCATTGCTGGACTCAGGCGTCGATGAGGAGGATATCCGCTCCGGCGGAAAGACGCTTGAAAAGAAGATCGAGGCAGATCAAACCAAGGCATATCTCGCTCATCTTGCCGCCGTATCGTATTTCAACTTCGTCATGAAACGGAGAGACATGAAGTATGTGACCTCCGCCTTGCAGGCGGCAAAGCCCATGCTGGAAGTCGCCTATGAAGATCTGGACAAAGACCCGTTACTCCTAAACTGCCCGGACGGCACCTACGACCTTGCCAAAGGAACGCGGGGAAGACGTGACCATAATCCTTCGGATCTCATCACGAAGGTCACGTCAGTTTCTCCCGGCGAGGAAGGAAAGAAGCTCTGGCTGGACTGCGTGAACCGAACTTTTTCGGGGGACACGGAGCTCATCGACTACGTGCAGATGATCGCAGGGCTTTCCGCCATCGGTCAAGTAGAGCTTGAAGCACTCATCATCTCCTACGGCGAAGGCTCAAACGGCAAATCGACCTTCTGGAACACGGTCGCCGAGGTGCTGGGGAGCTACTCAGGAACCATCTCAGCTGATACGCTCACGGCTAACGTCCGACGCAACGTGAAGCCCGAGCTTGCTGAAGCCAAAGGGAAACGGCTCCTCATTGCGGCGGAGCTTGAGGAAGGCATGCGCCTTTCCACCTCCGTGGTCAAGCAGCTTTGTTCCACGGACAAGATCAAGGCGGAAAAGAAGTATAAAGATCCGGCGGATTTCACGCCTTCGCATACGTTGGTACTCTATACAAACCACCTGCCGAAAGTGGGAGCAATGGACACCGGCATCTGGCGGCGCCTTATTGTCATACCCTTCACGGCGACCATCGATGCGAAAAGCGACATCAAGAACTACTCGAAATTTCTCATCGATCACGCAGCGTCTTACGTGCTCACGTGGATTATGGAAGGCGCAAAGAAAGCCATCGCCGCTGACTTCAAATTTCCCATGCCGGATTGCGTCAAGGAAGCCATCAAAAGGTATCGCTCCGACAACGACTGGTTGACGCACTTCTTAGACGAGTGCTGCGAGATCGATGCACATGCGCACGCTCCGTCAGGAGAAACCTATGAAGCCTACCGTGATTTTTGCGAGCGAACCGGTGAATTCCGCAGAACCAACAATGAGTTCACGGCTGCCTTGGAGCAGCGCGGGTTTGAGAAAGTAAAAAACCGTGAAGGCCGTTTCATACTGGGCTTCAAGCTGCTGGTCAATGACTTTTTAGACTGATGTGTGACGCTCTGTGACGCCTGAAACATAAACCCCCTTTAGGGTGATTTTTCTGTCAAAAAATCCCTTAAGAAGAGTTTAGGTTTAGGGCGTCACCGGCCGTCACAGGAAAGGTGAAAGTACTGATAAATGCAAGAAAAAACAATAGAACAAAAACTCGTGAAAGAAACTCAGACCAAAGGCGGATTGTGCTTAAAGCTTGTCTGTCCCGGTTTTGCCGGAATGCCGGATCGGCTTGTACTTCTTCCTGACGGACATATCGGCTTTGTCGAGGTGAAAGCTCCCGGCAAAATGCCACGACCGTTACAGGTGGCAAGGCATAGGAAACTACGGCACTTAGGCTTTCACGTTTTCGTCTTGGACGACAAAGAGCAGATTTCAAAAACTCTTAAACAGATCGGAGGTGATGCCTGATGGAGTTTATTGCCCACGACTACCAGAAATATGCAATTCAATATATCGAGAAGCACGATGTTTCTGCCGTCCTGTTGGATATGGGTTTAGGCAAGACGGTCATCAGCCTAACAGCCATGCTGGATCTTCTCTTTGACTACTTCCTTGCACACAGCGTGCTGGTCATAGCCCCGCTTCGTGTCGCAAGGGAGACATGGCCATCTGAAATCAAGAAATGGGATCACCTCTCGATGCTGACCTATGCCGTGGCAGTCGGCACACCGGCTGAACGGAAGGCTGCTGTGCTTCAAGGAGCAGACATCACCATCATCAACCGTGAGAACATCAGCTGGCTCATTGAAGAATCCGGTTTGCCGTTTTTCTTTGATACGGTTGTCGTCGATGAACTTTCAAGCTTTAAGAACCATAAAACCAAACGCTTCAAGGCTCTCATGAAAGTCCGTCCCAAGATAAAACGTATCGCGGGACTTACAGGTACGCCTGCGGTAAACGGGCTCATGGATCTCTGGGCAGAATACAAGCTCTTGGACTTTGGAAAACGTCTCGGGAGGTTCATCTCTCACTACAGGGAGAGGTATTTCCTTCCCGACAAGCGTAACGGGCAGGTCATCTTCTCCTACAAGCCGAAACCGGATGCAGAGCGTGCCATCTACGACGTGATTTCAGATATCACGATTTCCATGAAGTCCGGCGACTACCTCAAGATGCCGGAGCTTCTGAGTGTGACGCAGGAAGTCGAGATGAGCGAGACCGAGTACGACGCCTACGAGAAGCTCAAAAAGGAACTGGTGCTGTCGGTTAAAGAGGACGAGATCACAGCTGCTAATGCGGCAGTCTTAACCGGAAAACTCACGCAGATGGCAAACGGCGCGATCTATGCCGATGACGGTAAAGTTGTAAAGCTCCATAGCCATAAGCTGGACGCTTTAGAGGACATGGTGGAAGCAGCCAACGGCAAGCCGCTTCTTGTGGCCTATAACTTCAAGCACGACCTCTCGCGTATCGAGGAGCGGTTAAAACACCTTAAGGTCAACTATCGGAAACTGGATAAGTCGGGCTCCGTTAAAGCATGGAATGAAGGCACAGTTGCTGTCGGGCTGATTCACCCCGCATCTGCCGGACACGGACTGAATTTGCAGTCCGGTGGCTCAACGCTTGTGTGGTTCTCGCTTCCGTGGAGTCTTGAGCAATACAGCCAGACCAATGCCCGCCTCTGGCGGCAAGGACAAGCAGCAAAAACGGTCGTGATCAGCCACATCGTCTGCAAGAACACCATCGACGAGCGCATCCTTCAAGTATTGAAAAACAAAGACAAAACGCAAGAAGTTTTGATCGACGCGGTCAAGGCAACCTTAAGCCAAACAAAGTAATTCTAAGACAATCAGAGTCAACCTCCGTCAATCCGAGGGAAACCATCACTTGTTTTCACGGAGGAATATGAAATGCTTACACCAAAAGAATATCTGCGTCAGGCCTACAGGCTTGATAAGCGTATCGACGCCAACATCGAAGAAGTGAGAAACCTAAGAGAGACGGCAGAAAGTGTCTCCTCGCTTCGCTTCCAAGAAGATCCCATCCAGACCACACGCTCGACCGATGCGCCTTTCGTCCGCGTGCTTGAGAAAGCGTGGGAGATTGAGCAGCGCATAGCCGATGAGCTCTCGCTGCTCTACGATCTCAAGGAACAGATCAAAGACGCAATCGCCTCGGTCAAGAATATTGATGAGCAGCTTGTCTTGCAGTATCGATATATCAACGCAATGACATGGGAAGCCATCGGAGCAGCACTACACGCCGACGAGCGAACAATCCGTCGTTGGCACGGACGAGCGCTTCTTCATATGGAGATGCCTAAAACGCCCATCGTTTTATAAAAAGATGCCGTAAATGTCCGACTTTGCCCTAACATGTCCACCCCTCTGACCTGGTATTATATAGTCAGAAGAAATCTAAGAAGAAAGCCTTGCAGGGATTCGTCCTGCAGGGCTTTTTTCATGCCCGAAGGAGGTACGACGTGCCGAGGAAACCGAAGCATCCCTGCTCCTATCCCGGCTGTCCCAACCTTACCGAGGAGAGGTTTTGCAAGGAACATCAAAAGAAATACAACCGAGACTACGAAAAATATTACCGAGACAAGCACGCCAAAAGAAAATATGGACACGCATGGAAACGAATCCGCGACCGATATATCGCGGCGCATCCTCTCTGTGAGGAGTGCTTAAAAGAAGGACGCTACACCCAAGCGACCGAGGTTCATCACCGCGTCCCTCTCTCGTGGGGAGGAACGCACAAGGAAGAGAACCTCGAAGCACTCTGTCACGAGTGCCATTCGAGAATCACAGCGCTCATGGGAGATCGTTGGCATAACAAAAAGCCGACGAAATACAAATAAAAAATTCTGTGACCCCGGGGGCGGGTCGAATCTCTACAGGGCTTCCGGCTGGGAACGGTGCGGGGGTCACGCGTGCAAAAACGCCGATTCAAACGCCCTATTAACCAAGGAAAGGAGGAAGGCCTGTGGCAAAAGACGGAACCAGCCGAGGCGGCAGGCGTGTCAAAGCGGGACATAAACCCGATGCGCTTGCCGACAAAATCAGCAAAGGACAAAAAGCGACGCACATAGAGTTTCAGGACGCTGACTATCCCGTCACGGAACTCTATGCCGATGATATCGGCGAGGGCGTGGAGCTGGAGGGTGCGGATATGCCGGAGCCTTCCGATTACCTTTCCGCGACGCAGCGGGACGGCAAACCTCTCGGTGCGGACGAAATATATAAAGAAACATGGGAGTGGCTCGAAGCAAGACACTGCGAGAAGCTCATCAACCGAAGGCTCCTTGAGAGCTACGCGACGGCTTTCGCGCGCTTCATCCAGTGTGAGCTTGCCATCAGCAAATACGGGCTCTTAGGAAAGCACCCGACGACCGGAGCTGCCATTGCGAGTCCCTTCGTGCAGCTCTCGCTCAACTTTCAAAAGCAGGCAAACCTTCTCTGGTACGAAATCTACGACATCGTAAAGCAAAACTGCACGGAGCCTTTCGAAGGCGATCCGCAGGATGACGCGATGGAACGCCTGCTTCGGGCGAGGAAATGAGGTGAAGACATGTTTGAAAAAGTGAATCCGGCACACCCGGATAAAATTGCCGACCGCATCGCAGGAGCGCTGGTCGACCATGCATACAGTCAAGAAGAAAACCCGAAGATTGCGGTTGAGGTTTTGCTCGGTCACAGCGTCTGCCACATCATCGCAGAAACCGGCACACTGATTCCAAAGACGGATATCGAGTTCGCCGTGCATCGTCTGGCGGGAGATGTAGCTGTAGATGTATGCCTCGTCCCACAAGATATACATCTTGCAAAAAATCAGTGCAGGAAGATGCGCTGCGGGGATAACGGCATCTTTGCAGGTTTCCCTATCACCGATGAGGAACAACGACTTTCAGAGATTGCCCGCGATATTTATGCCGCCCATCCCACGGATGGAAAGTACCTGATCGACGGTGAACGTCTCGTCATCTGCCAATCCTGCGCAGACAGTGATGACCTCAAGGCTCTCTATCCAAACGCTGTGGTGAATCCTTTAGGCGACTGGATTGGCGGAACGAATGTCGATACCGGAGCGACGAACCGTAAGCTCGGAAGTGACATGGGCTCTGCTGTCACGGGCGGAGGTCTTCACGGCAAAGACCTCTCCAAAGCAGATGTGACGCTCAACATCTACACCCATCTCAAAGCGCAAGAGACGGGCATGCCTGTTTCTCTTTCCTGTGCGATCGGTGACGAAGTAGTGGATGGAAAGCCTTATAGCGAGCTGGTAGAGATCGCTCGCCGGTATATCGATTCGGTTGGCGGATTTGAGAAGTTTGCTGAATGGGGGCTGACCTAAATGGATACGACGAAATTTGCGCAAGTGGATATCGAAAAGCTCATCCCATACGCTCGTAATGCCCGTACCCACAGTCCCGAGCAGATTGCCCAGCTTCGTTCGTCGCTTCGGGAATTCGGCTTTGTGAGCCCTGCCGTGATTGACCAGGACTTTAACATCTTAGTTGGACATGGACGCATCGCAGCTGCCCGCGAAGAAAAATATAAGACCGTTCCGTGTGTCTTTGCGGAAAACCTCACCGCGGCACAAAAACGAGCCTATATTCTGGCAGACAACCGGCTCGCCCTTAACGCCGGCTGGGACGAGGACATGCTCTCGGTCGAGTTATCCGATCTTCAAGGTGAAGCTTTTGATTTATCCCTTTTAGGTTTTGATGACGAGGAACTCTCTGCTTTGATGGACATTTCCGAAGATGAAATCACCGAAGATGACTTTGATGTAGACGCAGAGCTTCAAAAGCCTGCCATTACAAAACCCGGCGACATCTGGACGATCGGGAGGCACACCGTCATCTGCGGAGACTCAACCGATCCCAAGACATACAAGGCACTGCTCGGCGATACCAAGGTGAACCTTGTCTGCACGGACGCACCGTACTTCGTAAATCTTGAAAGTGCCTCAGGGAAGATAAAAAACGATGACCTCACGGACAAGGAAGCCTACGACTTCCTCATGAAGGTCTTTACCTGCTTCAAGGAAGCGATGGCAAAAGATGCCTCGATCTACGAGTTCTATGCGACGAGTAAGTCTCGCATCTTCTACGACGCTTTCGACGATGCGGGCTTCAAGCTCGGAGCCGGCCTTATCTGGCGAAAAGAACGAGCGCCGCTCATGCGTACCGACTGGAAGTTTAACTTTGAGCCGATCCTGTATGGCTGGCGAAAAGACGGAAAACACAAATGGTACGGTGACCAGAAGCAGAAAGCCTGCTTTGATTTTGACTCGGTGAAAAACTCCAAAACTGAAGGCTTCGGACACCCCTCAAGTAAGCCGGTGCCTCTGATCGCGCACCTCATCAAGCAGTCCACACAAACCAACGCTCTTGTTTTGGACGGTTTTTTAGGCAGCGCATCGACGTTCATCGCCTGCGAGGAGCTTGGCCGCATCTGCTATGGGATTGAGCTGGAACCGAAATACGTCGATGTGGCCTGTGCTCGTTATGCCGAGCTGAAAGGAACAACGGACGGCATCATCTGTCACAGAGACGGCAAAGACACCCCTTATGCCGACCTTCTAAAAGAGAGGGAAGCAGCCGATGAATAAAAAGCTTACCCTCGCCTCCCTCTTCGATGGCTCAGGAGGCTTTCCCTTAGCGGGACTTTCCGTCGGCATCAAGCCGCTTTGGGCATCGGAAGTCGAGCCTTTTGCCATACGGGTGACATCCAAACGACTGCCTTTCGTGGCTCACATGGGAGATGTGCGAAACCTTGACGGAGCAAATTTGCCGCCGGTTGACATCATCACCTTCGGCAGTCCCTGTCAGGACTTATCCATCGCCGGAAAACGAAGCGGGATTGAAGGTTCCCGCTCGTCACTTTTCTATGAGGCGATACGAATCATCAAAGAAATGAGGTGGAAAACCAATGGGAACTACCCAAAATACGCGCTCTGGGAAAATGTCCCGGGCGCTTTCTCCTCCCACAAAGGAGCGGACTTCGAAAAAGTCCTTGAAGCCTTCCTCTCCGTCAAAGGATATACGTTTGATGCGCCTCGACCTCAAAAGTGGCATACAGCCGGAGAGATCGTGGCAGATCATTTTTCTCTCGCATGGCGGGTACTTGATGCTCAGCACTTCGGAGTCCCCCAAAGACGCAAGAGAATCTTTCTTGTCGCAGATTTTGGAGACACACGTGCCGGAAAAATATTATTTGAGTCCGAGAGCGTGCTTGGGGATCTTGAGGCGTGCCAAGACAAAAGGAAAAGACCTGCCGGAAATCCTAAGAGAGGCGCTTATGAAACAGGCAGGCTTGTTCTAAACGATCAGGGAGGATCGCGCATGGACATCTCAGAAGATGTCACGGGAACCCTGCGTGCTCAGTCAAGCCATCCTCCGCTGATCTTTGAAAACCACGGACAGGACGCAAGATACACAGGCTCCAATGATACGGCGCAGACCATCGTCTCCCGCTTCGGTACAGATGGAAACAATCGGCCGCTTGTTGTTGATCTGCCGTGCGCCTATTCGCTTTGCTCCAAGAAGAACAAGGCGATGTTTTCGGACATCAAAGACAACAGCCAGATAACCGAGACCTCCCGCACGCTGGATACGAGAGGCTCCGATCCCGTCTGCAATCAAGGCGGCATAGCGGTTCTTTCCTACGGGCTTGACCGGGCTTCCTTTAATCAGGGGCAAAACGCCGCCTACGACTTTGCCGTGGAAAAAGAATGCCAGCTGCAGAAGAAAATCCGAGCAAGGCTCAGTTTACCTTCTGGCGTGAGATTTTTGACCGCTACACCGATATGATGTCCATCCAGAGAAAAAGCGACAAGCAGATCAAAAAGTGGCTTAAAAATCCCTACTCGGACAGTGCGGCCTACAAGCTCTGGGGAAATGGCATCGCGCTTCCGTGCGCCGTCTTTGTACTTGCTGCAATCAAAAAGAATAGTGGTATTTACCTGCAAAAATAACTTGCTATTCCTCCCGGTAAGAGTGATGTATAGACATACCAAGAAAACACCTGCAAAGGAGGATAAAGACATGGATTACCACTTCAGTTTAACAGGCTCGGCAAGGCGGCCGCTGGTGAAAGCCTTGGAAGACTTCACAAAAGAGAAATCCACCTGCACCAAAGCGCCGACCTTCTGCTACCACATTGGCGAGCACATCACACTGGACAATCAGGGCGTGCTCAGCATCAATGATACGGAAAAAGAAAACAGCATCCTGCTTGCTTTATCGGAACACGGCTTTGTGCCGGAGGAACAGGAAAACATGGCGGTGACGATCTCACTTCCAAGAAACAAATTCACCGATGAGGACCTCGAAAGGCTCTCCGAGCTTCTTTTGTCCAAGGAAGGTATCATCAAACATGCACTCGGCATTGAAAGCGTCGCCTTTGAGGTGGACGAAGAAAAGATCAGCTTCCCGTGGTTTTCCGAGATGCCAAGTTCTGCAGAGCTTTCCGCCTATACCGCCTTTATCTCCCTTTTGGGCAAGGCGGCAAAGGAATCCAAGCGCATCACAGGCAAAGACCACGCAGTCGAAAACGAAAAATACTACTTTCGCTGCTTTCTGTTGCGTCTCGGCATGATCGGTGATTCCTACAAGGAAGCAAGGAAAATCCTGCTCAGCCGTCTTCAAGGCTCCTCCGCTTTCAAGTACCAGAAGGAGGCAGAAAAATGAAAATGCCAACGAAAGAAACGCTGGAACTGCTGCGGATTACTTTTCCTAAAGGCTGCCGTGTGGAGCTTCTTCACATGGACGACGTACAGGCACCGCCTGCAGGAACACGCGGCACCGTCACCGGAGTCGATGATACCGGCTCCATCCTCGTGGATTGGGATAACGGCTCCGGTCTAAACGTCATCTTCGGGATTGATGAAGTCAGGAGGATTCAGTAATGGACGAAAAAGTAAAAGAACAGATCCTTGCCATAAGGGACAGCGGTCTTACGAACATGTTTGACGTCAATACTGTGCAGCGGCTTGCCTTTGAGCGGGACTTCTACGAGCTTGTAAACTTCATCGAAGAAGATAAGAAAGCCTACATTCACTTCATCTTAACGGGCGAATAATTCTTTCAAAAAATGCGCTTTTATATCGATAAATAACTTGCTATTCCTCCCAAACAGAGTGATATATGTACATGCCAAAAGGAACACAGGTAAAGGAGGAAAAAGCCATGACAAAGAAGATTGAAAAAACACTGCTGGAGATCGCAAAGAAAAACAACTGGGAAATCGAAGATCGAGGCGACCTTGAAACCAGGCATAACGACGGTGACGACTTCATCGAAGTTTCGGTCTGGGGACTCAAAGCCATGCTGGAAGAAGCCTACGCGGCAGGAAAGGCGGCATGCTAATGTGGAGCGAAGGAACGATCGGCATTCCCGATGCCAAGGACAAAACGAAATACACCGCCTGCCGCTACTGGGTCAAACACTTTGAGGAGCCAAGCCAATACGGCATCAACGAAGGAAGAATTTCAAAGCTCACAATCAGGATAAACGGGCAAGATGCCGCAAACTACGACAGAGGCTGGGACATCGAGCCGACCTGCAAGGAAGCCGAGACAGTGCTTGCCATTTTGCTTGAAAACTATAACTAAAAACGAACCTACCCGAGAAAAGAGCTGGCAAGGCTCTTTTGCTCGTAGAAATAAAGGATATATGAGATCGCAAGAAGCGGTCTTTTTTTATGTCCTGAAGAAAGGAGGCTGGCATGCGAAAACTGAAAGACTATAAGCCGACCAAGTTCATGGCAGAGACTTCTCACTATGACAGGAGAAAAGCCGAATATGCCGTCTCCTTTATCGAGTGCCTCTCGCACACCAAAGGGACCTGGGCGGGAAAGCCATTTGAGCTAATCGACTGGCAGGAACGCATCATAAGGGATCTCTTCGGCACCGTGAAGGAAAACGGCTACCGCCAGTTCAACACCGCTTACATCGAAATCCCCAAAAAGATGGGAAAATCCGAGCTTGCTGCAGCTGTAGCACTTCTTTTATGCTGCGGGGACGGTGAACAGCGAGCCGAAGTCTACGGCTGTGCCTCCGACCGTCAGCAGGCATCGATTGTTTTTAACGTGGCAGAAGATATGGTGAAGATGTCGCCGGCTCTTGCCAAGCGCGTGAAGATTTTAGCCTCACAAAAGCGGCTTATCTATAAGCCGACCAACAGCTTCTATCAGGTACTCTCCTCTGAGGCCTATACCAAGCACGGCTTAAACATTCACGGCGTGGTCTACGACGAGCTTCACGCCGCTCCCGACAGAAGGCTTTTCGATGTCATGACCAAAGGCTCGGGCGATGCCCGCATGCAGCCGCTCTACTTTCTGATTACCACGGCAGGAACCGATACCCATTCCATCTGCTATGAACAACATCAAAAAGCGCTGGATATCCTGCGCGGCAAAAAGCATGATCCGAGCTTTTATCCGGTGATCTACGGTGCCAAAGAAAGCGACGACTGGTCAGATATTGAGGTTTGGAAGAAAGCCAATCCCTCCCTTGGCATCACGGTGGGACTGGATAAGGTGAAAGCCGCCTTCCTGCAGGCTAAAGAAAACCCTGCCGAGGAGAACCTGTTTCGTCAGCTTCGCCTGAACCAGTGGGTAAAGCAGTCGATCCGCTGGATGCCGATGGACAAATGGGACGCCTGTGCCTTTGATGTGGATGAAAAGGCACTCGAAGGCAGAATCTGCTACGGAGGCCTTGACCTTTCATCCACCACCGACATCACCGCCTTTGTGCTGGTCTTTCCGCCCCGTGATGAAGACGAGAAATACACTATCCTTCCGTACTTTTGGATTCCCGAAGAAAATGCAGAACAAAGAGTGCGCCGTGACCATGTGCCCTATGACATCTGGATCAAAGAAGGTGTGATGCAGACTACGGAAGGAAACGTCATCCACTACGGCTTTATCGAAAAATTCATCGAGCGCTTAGGCGAGCGTTTCAACATCCGGGAGATCGCCTTTGACCGCTGGGGAGCCGTTCAGATGGTGCAGAACTTAGAGAACATCGGCTTTACTGTCGTTCCTTTCGGTCAGGGCTTTGCTTCGATGTCGCCTCCCACCAAGGAACTGATGAACCTCGTGCTTTCCAAGCGCCTCGCACACGGCGGACAACCCGTCCTTCGCTGGATGATGGATAACATCTTCATCCGAACCGATCCTGCCGGAAATATCAAAATCGACAAAGCCAAATCCACCGAGAAAGTCGACGGTGCCGTTGCACTTGTAATGGCACTTGACCGAGCGATTCGCATGGGATGCGACACGAGCGAGTCAGTCTATGACGAGCGCGGCATTTTATTTTTGTGAAGGAGATTTTGCCTATGGGATTTTTACAATCACTTTTTCATTCAAGAGATAAGCCGAAAGATCAAACCGCCGGCTCTGCCTTTCGCTTTTACTTTGGGCACACCACATCGGGGAAAGCGGTGACGGAGCGCTCTGCCATGCAGATTACTGCCGTCTATGCCTGTGTAAGAGTTTTAGCTGAGGCGGTCGCCGGTCTTCCGCTCCATCTCTTTCACCTCAGAGGAAATGCCGGCAAAGAGAAAGCAACGGACAGCCCCCTTTACTTTTTGCTGCACGATGAGCCGAATCCGGAGATGACCTCATTTATCTTCCGGGAAACCCTCATGTGCCATCTGCTCTTGTGGGGCAACGCCTACGCACAGATTATCCGAAACGGCAAAGGTGAAGTTGTCGCCCTATACCCGCTCATGGCCAACAAAATGACGGTTGATCGGGATGAAAATGGCACGCTTTACTACGAATATCAGGTCAGTAAAAGCGATGCTCCAACGCTTAAAAACGGACGGGTAAGGCTTTCTCCTTCTGAGGTACTTCATATTCCGGGCCTCGGCTTTGACGGTCTTGTCGGATACAGCCCGATTGCGATGGCGAAAAACGCTCTCGGCATGGCAATGGCCACCGAAGAATACGGTGCGGCATTCTTTAAAAATGGCGCAAACCCATCCGGCATCTTATCTATGCCCGGCGTGGTGAAAGACACGGAAAAGATCCGCCAGTCTTGGGAGCAGGGCTTTGGCGGATCGCAGAACTCCAACAAGGTCGCCATTTTGGAAGAAGGCATGACCTACACGCCGATCTCCATCTCACCGGAAGCCGCGCAGTTTCTTGAGACGCGTAAGTTTCAAATCGATGAGATTGCCCGCATCTTCCGCGTGCCGCCCCATATGATCGGAGATCTCGAACATGCGACCTTTTCCAATATCGAGCACCAGTCGCTGGAGTTTGTGACCTATACCTTGAGGCCTTGGCTGGTGCGCTTCGAAGAGTCGATGGCGCACTCGCTGCTTTTGCCTGAGCAGAAGAAAGACTATCTCATTCGCTTTAACGTGGATGGTCTTTTGCGCGGTGACTATGAAAGCCGCATGAACGGATATGCCACAGCCATACAAAACGGCATCTTCTCGGTCAACGACGTCAGACGTCTCGAGGACATGGATTTACTTTCCGATGAGGAAGGCGGAAACCTGCACGTGCTAAATGGCAACGTCGTGAAGCTTGCCGATGCGGGATCGGCTTATACGAAAAACAAGGAGGATACCGATGAACCGACAGAAGAAATTTTGGAGATGGACGAAAAACAAAAGACCCGATCCAAACGAAAATGAAACACGAACTTTATACCTGGACGGCGTGATTGCTGAGGAGAGCTGGTTTGACGATGAAGTCACACCGGCTCTTTTTAAATCCGAACTTGATGACGGCACAGGCAACATCACCGTCTGGATCAACTCACCGGGAGGCGACTGCTTTGCGGCCGCTCAGATCTATAACCTGCTTTTGAACTATCAAGGCAAGGTGACGGTCAAGATTGACGGTCTTGCGGCATCCGCCGCATCAGTCATTGCGATGGTGGGAGATGAGATTCTCATGAGTCCTGTTTCCATGCTCATGATCCATAACCCATCCACCGTGGCCATCGGCGATACACAGGATATGCAGCGTGCCATCGGGATGTTATCCGAGGTCAAAGAATCCATCATCGGTGCCTACAAGCAAAAAAGCGGTCTTTCTCATGCAAAGCTCGCTTCACTCATGGATGAAGAGACCTGGATGAACGCGGAAAAGGCAGTAGAGCTGCACTTTGCCGACCGCATCACATCAAGGCAGGATCTCTATCCGCAAGGCGAGAACGAAGAAGATCCTGTAAATGGTGAGAGTGCCGTGCTAAACGGAAAAGAATATGAAAGCCTCACGGAGACACCGATGCTCTTTTCACGCCGCAAGGTCGTAGCCGCCATCAACAAAAAGCTCTGTGACTATGCGGCGACCTGTGAGGCAAAAACACCTGACCAAACGGCAGAACCGATTACCCACAGCTACAAAGTCAAGGACTTGGAAACACGCCTTGATCTTATCAAACACTTTATTTAAGGAGGAAACCTACCATGACGATTACTGAACTTTTGAACAAACGTGCCAAGACGTGGGAGGTCGCAAAGGCTTTTCTGGAATCCCACCGGGACAAAGACGGACTGCTTAGCGCTGAAGACGGAGCGGCTTACGACAAGATGGAAGCCGAGATCGCAGCATATAGCACAGAAATTGACCGCATGTCCCGTCAAAAGGACATCGAAGACAAGATGAGCAAGCCGCTCGGTACGCCGCTTACGGCAAAACCGGCCGTGCTTTCCACAGAGACGGAAGAAAAGCGCGGACGCGCCTCCTCTTCCTATGCCAAGGATATGCTCGTTGCCCTGCGAAGCGGCTTTAAGCGCGTCTCGAACATCTTGGAAGAAGGCAAAGACGAAAACGGCGGCTATCTGGTACCTGAAGAATGGGACAGCCGCCTCATTGACAAGCTGACCGAAGAGAATATCTTCCGAAGCCTCGCCACGACCATCACCACGTCCGGCGAACACAAGATCAATATCGCGGCTACTAAGCCTGCCGCGGCATGGATCGAGGAAGGTCAGGCCTTAAGTTTCGGCGAGGCGACCTTTGATCAGGTGGTGCTCGATGCCCATAAGCTTCATGTAGCGATCAAGGTTACCGAAGAACTGCTCTACGACAATGCTTTCAATTTGGAAAGCTACATCATCGACCAGTTCGGCAAAGCACTCGGTAACGCGGAAGAAGATGCCTTCTTAAACGGCGACGGCAAAAACAAGCCGCTTGGCATCTTTGCCGCAACCGGCGGAGGAGAGGTTTCCGTCACACTCACGGGTACCGCGCTTAAAACTGACGATATCCTGACGCTCATCTACTCTCTGAAGCGCCCATACCGCAAAAACGCCGCGTTTATCTTAAATGACGCAACGCTTGCCGCCCTTCGAAAGCTCAAGGATAACAATCAGGCCTACATCTGGCAGCCGAGCTATCAGGCAGGAGAACCGGACCGTCTTTGCGGCTATCCGGTTAAGACCTCTGCCTTCTGCCCTGTTTTGGAGACAGGAAAAGCCGGCGTGGCTTTCGGGGATTTCTCCTATTACAACATCGGAGACCGCGGAACCAGGAGTTTTCAGGAACTTCGTGAGCTTTTTGCCGGAAACGGCATGGTGGGCTACGTTGCCAAAGAACGTGTGGACGGAAAACTGATCTTGCCCGAGGCCGTGCAGATTCTCAAAGCCGATGCGTAAAAATAAACGTCTTAGCCATAAGGCGGCTCTCTTTATACGAGGGAGCCGCCTTTTCCTTGCAGGAAAGGAGGAAGCATGCTGAGCCTTGAAGACGTGAAAAACTATCTCCGCGTGGATTTTGACGACGATGACGCACTCATCGAGTCGCTCATACCCTCTGCCACCGAGCTGGTCAAAAACGTGGCACGAACCGAAGATCTCTCTTCTTTTGAAAACGGGCGCATTGCCGTGCTTTTTACGGTGGCCTATCTCTACGAACACCGAGAAGAAGCCGATCACCATGCGCTCACCTTGACGCTTCGCGCTCTTCTTTTCGGAGAAAGGCAGGTGAGCTTCTGATATGGATATCGCTTTGCTCAATGTCACCGTCACCTTCCAAAAAAGAACCGTGGAATCCGATGCCATCGGAAACCAAATCGAAACGTGGAAAGACGACTACACCTGTGCCGCCACCATCTCAGGAGAAGGCGGACGTGAGGTCTTTATCGCAGCTTCTGAAGTGGATAAGGCGGACATGGCGGTGACGGTCAGGTGGTGTAAGAAAACGGCAGCGATGAACACGACAGACTTTCGCATCGTCTTTCAGGGCTGCGCCTACGACATCGAAAAAATTGACCACCTGTCTTTCAGAAAGCGGGCGATCAAGTTTTTCTGCGTAAAGGAGAGAACCTGATGAGCCGAAAAATCAAAATCTCCGGCCTTGCCGATGCCGTGATGGAGGAACTCAACGCCTATGCCAAAACAACAACGGAAGGCATGAAGCAAGCCGTCACCAAAGCGGCAACGACCACCAAAAAAGAAATCAAGGCGCATGCGCCAAAGAAGCACGGCGACTATCAAAAAAGCTGGACGCAAAAGAAAACCTCCGAGTCCTCCCATGCCCTGCAGGTGACGGTCTACTCTCGTAACCGCTACCAGCTGGCACACCTCTTGGAACACGGCCACGCCAAACGGAACGGCGGCAGGACGAGGGCAATTCCTCATATCGCGCCTGCCGAGACAATCGGTGAAGAGCAGCTTATGAAAGAGATCGAAAGGATGATCAAAGATGGATGAAATCATAGAAATATTGAAAGAGATCGCGCTTCCCTTTGCTTACGACCATTTTGAAGAAGGCCAGGCACCTGATCCGCCCTTTATCTGCTACGTAACACCGGAGTCGCATAACTTTGCGGCAGACGGTCGTGTATATCTTCCCGTGAATCTCTACTACGTGGAGCTTTACACGGACAAGAAGAATCCTGCTTTAGAAGAACGAGTTGAGGCCTGTTTGACTTCGCATGGGCTCTTCTTCGATAAGGCCGAAGTCTATATCAACGCAGAAGACCTCTACGAGGTTTCCTATTCATTTGAGCTGAAAGGATGATGAAATATGGCAAATAAAAACAACAAAGTCAAATACAACATTAAAAACGTCTATGCCGCCAAGATGGCAGAAACCGTCTCGAACGGCGTATCCACCTTTACCTACGAAACCCCGAAGGCGATCCCCGGAGCGGTGTCTCTGTCACTCGATGCAGAAGGTGAATCCTCACCGTTCTATGCAGACGGCATCGTCTACTTCCGTACCGTCACGAACAACGGTTACTCCGGTGACCTTGAGATCGCGCTCATCCCGGAGTGGTTTCGCACCGAGATCCTGCAGGAGACGCTCGATTCCAAAGGCGTGCTGGTCGAAAACTCCAATACCGCAGAGTCAGTAAAGTTCGCTTTGCTTTTCGAGTTTGACGGCGACGTCAAGGCAATTCGACATGCCTTATATAACTGCACGGCATCTCGCCCTTCGATTGAGTCGGAAACGAAGGAAGACACGATAGAGCCTGGTACTGAGACGCTTTCCATGACGGCAGATCCGAGAGCCGACGGTCTTGTGAAAGCCAAGACCGGAGACGCGACCGACTCTGCCACCTATACCAACTGGTACAAGGCGGTCTACGTGCCGACTATGAGTGCTGAGAGCACGGGAGGCAAGTAATGATCGAGAAAACCATCGCTGTTTCCGGAAAGCCTGTAAAGTTCAGATCGTCTGCCGCGATCCCGAGACTTTATCGCGCCAAGTTCGGTCGGGATATCTTCAAGGACTTAGCCAAGCTCGAGAAAAGCTATCAAGGCAAAAAGGACGAGGACGGCGGCTTTCCCATTGAAGACCTCGAGATCTTCGAAAACGTCGCCTACATCATGGCCCTTCACGCAGACAGCACGGTTCCGTCTTCCATTGAGGAATGGCTGGACGGCTTCGAGATGTTTTCCATCTATCAGGTGCTGCCGGAAATTCTCGCTCTCTGGGGAGAAAACATCAAAACCGAGGTCACGCCAAAAAAAGGGAAGCGCGAAGCGAACGAGAAATGACCACGCCGCTTCTGATGCTTCGCGCCTGTGAGATCGGCGTGCCCATACGGGACATGGATCTTATCTCCATAGGGCTGCTATTGGACATGTGGACGGAGAAAGCAAACGACTCGGCAAGCTACAGGCGGATTGCCACACAGGAAGACTACGACCGCTTCTAAGGCATCTGAGAAATCTGGTGCCTTTCGCTATTTTTACGCCAAGAAAGGAGGATTGCTATGGCATCACGCATTAAGGGCATTACCGTGGAAATCGGCGGAGATACCACAGGTCTCGACAAGGCTTTAAAGAATGTCCAGTCGACGATTCGCACCACGCAGTCCTCTCTTCGGGATGTGAATAGGCTCCTAAAGCTCGATCCCAAAAACACGGAGCTTCTGGCTCAAAAGCAGAAGATGCTAAAGGACGCGATTGTCGCAACCAAAGAGAAGCTCGACACCTTAAAGACTGCCTCGGAGCAGGCTAAGGCGCAGCTTGAGTCCGGCGACCTCGGGCAGGATAAATACGACGCGCTCCAGCGTGAGATCGCAGAAACCGAAGAAAAGCTCAGGGGACTCCAGCAGGAAGCGGTCAACACCAACTCAGTCTTCTCCAAGATGGACGCAACGGGAGCAGCTTTTACCAAAGCGGGAGATTCCATCACCACCGCAGGACAAAAGGTCATGCCGTTTTCTCTTGCCGTTGGCGGACTTGGCGTGGCTGCAGTAAAAACTGCCGGGGATTTTGATGCCGCCATGAGTCAGGTTGCCGCCGTATCAGGCGCCACCGGGGATGACTTCCAAGCCTTACGGGATAAAGCCCGTGAGATGGGCGCAACCACGAAGTTTTCCGCCACCGACGGTGCGAACGCTTTGTCCTACATGGCGCAGGCCGGCTGGTCGACCGAGCAGATGCTTGACGGCATCGACGGCGTGATGAACCTCGCCGCATCGTCCGGTGAGGATCTTGCGGCAGTTTCTGATATCGTCGTGGGATCTCTTTCCGCCTTCGGCCTCAAAGCCTCAGACGCTGCTCATTTTGCGGATGTTTTGGCCGCAGCGGCTGCGGCTTCCAACACGGACGTTCATATGATGGGTGAGGCCTTCGAGTATGCCGCACCTGTTGCAGGTGCTTTAGGCTTTTCCATCGAAGACACTTCGGAAGCCATCGGACTCTTATCAAACTCCGGCATCAAGGCATCTCAGGCAGGTACCTCGCTTCGCACCATCTTTAACTCGCTATCGAAGGATGTGACGATATCAGGCGATGCGATCGGCGATGCGGTGGTAAAGACCACGAACGCTGACGGCTCCATGAGATCGTTAAACGACATCTTGGGCGACTGCCGGGAAGCTTTCTCGGGACTTACCGAGTCCGAAAAGGTGCATGCTGCTGAGCAGCTCGTGGGAAAAAACGCCATGTCAGGCTTCCTTGCCCTCATGAACGCAGCCCCTGAAGATATCGACACGATGCGGAATGCCTTAACAAACTCCACGGGTGCTGCCGAGGAGATGGCGAAGGTCATGCAGGATAACCTCCCCGGACAGATCGAGGAGCTAAAGTCTGCGATGGAGGAACTTGCCATCTCCATCGGAGATGCCCTCATGCCAACCATAAGAAACATCGTCTCCTGGTTTCAGGCACTTGTTGACAAGCTGAACAGCATGGACGAAGGCACGAGAAACACGATTATTAAGATCGGTGTGTTCATTGCCGCCTTGGGACCGCTACTTCTCATCGTCGGAAAGGTGGTCTTGAGTCTTGGCTCTCTTATTACGACGTTTTCAGCTGTCGGCAAGACCATCGGCGGTCTGATGGCAAAGACCGGAGGCTTATCGGGTATCTTCACTAAGCTCGGAGCCGCCATCGGTGGAATCTCGCTTCCGGTTGTTGCCATCGTCGCCGTGATCGCTACACTTGTCGCGGCGTTCGTGCACCTTTGGAACACCTCGGAAGACTTTCGGAACTCCATAATCGCCACGTGGAATCAGATCAAGGAAAGCTTCACTGCCTTTGCGGACGGCATCGTGGAGCGGGTGAACGCCTTAGGCTTTAACTTCCAGTCCTTCGGTGAGCTGATCTCTGCGATTTGGAACGGCTTCACCGCTTTGCTTGCTCCGGTCTTTCAGAACGCCTTCACTGCCATTGCGGCCATTTTGCAAGGAGCGCTCGACATCCTGACAAGTATCTTCGATATCTTTGCCGGGCTTTTCACCGGCAACTGGAGCCAGCTCTGGAACGGCATCAAGGAAGTCTTCTCAGGTATCTGGACAGCAATTGCGGGCATCTTTACGGCCGCGTGGGAGACGCTGGTCGGTGTCACCAACACCGTTTTAGGCTGGTTTGGCACGAACTGGAGCGAGGTTTGGACGGCGATCAAGACCTTCTTTAAGAACACCTGGAACGGGATCGTCTCCTTTTTCACCGGCATCTGGGAAGGAATCAAGTCTGTTGTCACGGGAGCCGTAAGTGCTGTGTCCAACACGGTCTCCTCGGTCTTCACGGTGATCAGCACCACTGCATCAAACATCTGGAATAGCATCAAAGACACGATTTCCGGTGTGGTTAATGGGATTAAGTCGACGGTCTCAAATGTGTTTAACACTGTGAAGTCCACGGTGACAAACATCTTTAACGGAATTAAGAGCACGGCCACCTCCGTGTGGAACGGCATCAAGTCTGCTATCACGCGCCCGATCGAAGCCGCGAAAAACACCATCAAGGGCATCGTGGACAAGATCAAAGGCTTCTTCTCCGGCCTTCACATCGAACTTCCGCATATCAAGCTGCCGCACTTTTCGATCTCCGGCGGCTTTTCTATCGTGCCGCCCAGAGTGCCGCACCTTTCCATTGACTGGTACAAGGAAGGCGGCATCATGGCTCGCCCGACACTTTTCGGCATGAACGGTTCATCGCTTATGGCAGGAGGTGAAGCCGGAGCAGAAGCCATCCTGCCTCTGAAAGGCTTCTACGACAAGCTGGAAACTATGCTTGCTCAGCGTGACACATCTCTCATGGAGAAATACCTCTCCGTGATCGCCGGAAACTCAGAAAAAGACATCGTGCTCGACTCAGGACTCCTCGTTGGAGCATTGGCTCCAAAACTGGATGGAGCCTTAGGTCGTCGCGCAAGTTATGTGGGAAGGAGGATGACATGAACCAAAACATCGGCTTTGGCGCCACCATCAACGGCAAACACACCTGGAAAGACTACGGCCTCGTTGTCGGCAACACCGATGTGGTCGGCATGCCTAAACCCAAGACCCTCATCGTGGAAATCCCCGGCTCCTCCAAGCGGCTCGACTTAACTGAAGCCTTAACAGGCAAGTGCGAGTTCTCCGAGCGAACGCTCAGCTTCACGCTGGGCGGCATCGGCAGGATCGACGCCTGGGCAGAAAGGCTTCGTGCTTTCTTAAACGACATCCACGGCAAGCATGTGAAGGTCGTCCTCGACTCCGAGCTCGAGTATTACTTCGAAGGCAGAGCCGAGGTGAAGGGCTTCGAGCGCACCCGCGCAATCGGCGAGATTACCCTCGAAGTTACCTGCGACCCTTACAAATGGGAGATCACGGCAAGTGATGAGGACTGGCTCTGGGACACGTTCAACTTTGAGACGGGCGTGATACGGGATTACCAAAATATCAAGGTTGAAAAATCCGCTGCTCTTTATATTACGGGATCTGCAATTCCCATGACACCCACCTTTATCGTTTCAGGCATTCAAGAGGGAGAAGAAGCAGAGGTTTTTATGAATGGGGACGGCACAAAACCCCTCCAGAACGGGGCTAATCGCTTCCCGGAGTGGCAAATCCCATCGGATGGACAGCTCTTCTATTTCTATGGCACCTATACCGTGACCGTATCTGTGAGAGGAGGAAGCCTCTGATGTATCAAGTATTTTTAGACGATCAAGTCCTCTATATGCCGGGAGATGAAAATGCGCTCCTCATCGATCCGGTGTTGGAAATGGCTGATTCGAAATCCGGCTTTTTTACCGCCAAGATCCCGATCACCAATCTGCTCTACGACTCGGTCAAGGAACTGGCATCTGAGGTCTGCGTGAAACGCGACGGCACCGCTATCTTCTACGGGCGGGTGCTCTCGGTCGAGAGGGACTTCTATGGCACGAAGACCATCACATGCGAAGGCGAGCTTGCCTATCTCTTGGACTCGGTGCAGGAACCCGCTGAATACCACGACATCTCTGTGCGCGCCTTCCTTGAGACGCTCATCACCAAGCACAACAACCAGATGACGGGCGGCAAGAAGTGCTTTAAAGTCGGACAGGTCACGGTGGAAGATCCCAACGACTCCATCTACCGCTACACCAACTGGGAGACCACACTTGATGCCATCACAGACAAACTTGTCGACCGTCTCGGCGGGCATCTTCGTATCCGCCATGTCGGCACCACCAGATACCTGGACTACATCGAGGATTTTGATAACACGAATACGCAGGTGATCGAGTTCGGAGAAAACCTGCTCGACTACACCGAAAACCTGAACGCCGAAGACATCGCCACCCGCGTCATTCCGCTCGGCAAAAGACTGGACGATTCACCGATCGAGACGCTCGACGCTTACACCACCATCGGCAGTGTCAACAATCGGAAAAACTATGTGGAGTCAGCTGCGGCAATAAAGACCTATGGCGTAATCACGAAGACTGTCCACTTTGAAGATGTGACGATACCTGCCAATCTCAAGAAGAAAGGCGAAGAATACCTCAAGGATACGCAGTTTGCCGATGTCACCTTGACGCTTACAGCTGTCGATTTGCACCTGCTTCATGCAGATATCGAGGCGATGAAGGTTGGAGATTCAATCCGTGTGATTTCTCCGCCTCATGGCATGGATCGGTTCTACCCGTTGACGGAGCTAAAGATATCTCTCGACCACCCCGAGTCTTCCACTGTGACGCTCGGGACGAAGGTGAAGGCGGGACTCTCTGAAAGGAGTGTCTCAGAAAACAAGGCGCTGGTGCAAAAGATCGAGCGGCTGCCCACACAGTCGGAGACGCTTCGTCTTGCCAAAGATAATTCCACAGCCCTTATCACCGCAGCCACGACAGGTCACGTCGTGACCCGCAAAAACGAGATTCTCGTCATGGACACGGCGGACAAGGCGACGGCAAAGAAGGTCTGGCGCTGGAACTTAAACGGGCTCGGCTACTCCAAGACGGGCTACAACGGCACCTACGGTACGGCGATCACCATGAACGGCGCCATCGTCGCCGACTTCATCACGACCGGCACCTTAAACGCTGACCTCATTCGGGCGGGAACCTTAAAAGACAAACAAGGAAACATCAGCTGGAACATGAGCTCAGGAGCACTCACAGCAAAGAAGCTATCGATCGACTCCCCAAACTTCAAGCTCACGACCTACGGTTACATGACGGCAAAAGGCGCAAGCATCGACGGCTCCATCACGGCAAGCTCCGGAGACACCAAAGTTCGTGTGGGCTATGGACACCTTTCCATCTATTACAACGACAAAGAGGTTGGACTGATTGGCGGAAACAGCTTTGCGCAATCAAACTCCATCGCAGGGCTGAACTTCGACCTCGAAAACACCGGAGACTACATGACCTGGGCCGCACAACCTGCCTCAGGCGGCAACTACAACATGGTATGGACTTATGCCAGATCCTCGTTCAGCGGATTTACCGGAGGAGCCTTAAACGCCGGCTGCGACATCGACATGCACAACTACACCTTAAAAAACGTGAACTTTGAAGGCGGCGGCATCTCCGGCACCGCAAACTTCGTGAAGATCAACTCGATGAGCTCGGACGGCACAGCCGCGAACTGGTCGAACAACTGCTACATGACATTCAAAAACGGAATTCTTATCGACGGAAGATTCTAAGGAGGAACAGTCAAATGGAAGAACATGAACTCATCAACGGAAAACCCAACGAACAGGAAGCCGAAAAACCGTCCGAGACGATTTTTCAGATCAAAGACGACGAATGGAAGAAAGCTGTCGAGATCATCTTAGGCATCGACAAACACGAGGAAATCTCAGACGAGGACGCATCTGATCTCATCACGGCAGCACGTAATTTCAGAAAGATCATTGATTTCTTCGTGAAGCTCTTTGGAGGTGGTATGTGATGGAAAAAGAGATGCCCCTCATCCTGCGGGTTGAAAAGGCCAGAAACGACCTGAGGTATGCCTTAAACCAAGCGGCGGCGCGATACGAGATTCCCGGATACCTGCTCGATCTCATTCTGGAAGCTTTGCTTTCGGAGGAAAAAGGACAGCGCATTGCGCTTATGAGTGAACAGATCACATTGGCCGAAGGAAAGGAGGATGATCCGCATGGCAAACGTGAAGACGTATCTCAATAAAATTTTATCCGCTGTCTACGGCAAGGATGTGCGAGGCGCCATCCACGACTCCATCGATTCCATCAACGAGCAAGTGGAAACCACCACGGCGGCGGAAAACGCCAGAGTCTCAGCCGAGAAGACCCGCGTCTCGCAGGAAAACGCCAGAAAGACTGCCGAGTCAGGAAGATCAGCAGCGGAAACAGCGCGAGTTAACGCTGAGGCGGACCGAGCAAAAAAAGAGACCACGAGATACCAATCGGAAAACAGCCGCATTGCTTCGGAGAACAAACGAGTGGTAGCAGAAAAAGCCAGAGAAAGTGCAGAGACCTCTCGCATCAATACCGAGAAGGCTCGTACAAGCGCAGAAACAAGCAGGATTGACGCTGAGACGAAACGCTCGGCAGCCGAAGAAAAGCGCTCGTCTGCGGAGAATTTCCGCGTCAAAGCAGAAACGACGAGAGTCTCACAGGAAGATACCCGCAAGAAAAATGAGACGACAAGAACCACGCAGGAGACGAGCCGCCAGACGACCTTTACGAAACTCAAGTCCGACATCGACACGAAGCTCAAGCAGATGGATCAAGCTATTCAAGGAAGCGGCAGCATCGTCATCGATGCAACGCTGACCCAAGAAGGACAGGCCGCCGATGCAAATGTGACCGGAGACAGGCTGAGTGTGGCATTGGAAAGGACTGCTGTTCAATCGTATGATCTGACTCCCGCATCAGACAGCGTCACGTTAATGGATGGGTACAGCTCATTAATGACCTGCGGAAAGGTTGGAGTCCTTCGTGCTATCGGTACCATCGAAAAAAACACGGCGCTTCAGTTCGGTCAGCTCTACCTGTGTAAATCTCCGATTAGCTCACCAATTCCGATTATGACCTATGCTTTGTTTTTCTCCCTCACGGATGAGGGCAGCTTTAAGATTATTCCCATCGTCTTTGAAAACGGGGACATCTACCTTGAAATGCCGGGGCGCTTGACATTCCCGGGTCAATTTTTGATCGACATGGTTTTCGTGACAGAACCCGCACCTCCACCAGTCGGATAAGCAATACGTATTACTTGTTTTCGTTAGCCGCCTGAGAGCGGCATTTTTTATGCCTGAAGGCAGAAAGGAACATACCTATGAAAGAATTCTGGAACACCATACAGCTGATCTTTGCCGCCGTCGGCGGCTGGCTCGGCTACTACCTGGGCGGCTTTGACGGTCTGCTCTACGCGCTGATCGCCTTCGTCGTCTGCGATTACGTGACGGGCGTGATGTGCGCCGTGGCGGACAAGAAGCTCTCAAGCGAAGTCGGCTTCAAGGGCATCGCCAAGAAGATCGTCATCTTCATTCTGGTCGCCGTTGCCAACATCATCGACGTGAACGTCGTCACGCAGGGAGCCGTCCTTCGCACCGCCGTCATCTTCTTCTATCTCTCAAACGAAGGACTCTCGATCATCGAAAACGCTGTCCATCTGGGGCTTTCCGTCCCGGAGAAACTCAAGGCAGTTTTGGCGCAGCTTCATGACCGCGCCGAAGACAGAGAAACATCTGTATCAGCAAAGGAGGAAAAGTAAATGGCTGTTAAGGGAATCGACGTATCGGTCTGGCAAAAATCGATTGATTTTAACAAGGTAAAACGAAGTGGCATCGAATTTGTGATTATGCGCGCAGGCTACGGCTCGGCGCTCTCGCAAAAAGATAAGTGCTTCGAGCAAAACTATGCCAGAGCCAAAGCGGCAGGTCTTCACATCGGTGCCTATTGGTATTCCTATGCGAAAAGCGCCGCTCAAGCCATACAGGAAGCAAAAGTCTGCAAGCAGGTGCTTTCCGGCAAGCAGTTTGACTATCCCATCTACTTTGACATCGAGGAAAAGTCACAGCTTTCCCGTGGCAGAGTCTTCTGCGATTCGCTCATTCGCGCCTTCTGCAACGAGATGGAAGCGGGCGGTTATTTCGCGGGCTTTTACACCTCGCTTTCGTCCGCGCTAAACAACGTCTCTTCTGACGTGCGCAACCGCTACGCCTTCTGGATCGCACAGTGGAACAGCTACTGCACCTATCAAGGCGCTTACGGCCTTTGGCAGTATTCCTCAAGCGGTTCTGTTCCAGGTATTTCCGGAAGATGCGATATGGACTTGGCCTACGTGGACTACCCCTCGATTATCCGCAAGGGTGGTTTTAACGGCTACGGCAAAGGAAGCGCGCCCGCTCGAAAGTCGGTCGACCAGCTGGCGCACGAGGTCATTTCAGGAAGCTGGGGTAACGGAGACGAGCGAAAGAAACGTCTGACGGAAGCCGGCTATAGCTATGATGCCGTACAAGATAAGGTCAATGAGCTGCTCGGCGTAAAATCCCGCAAGTCCATCGACCAGCTCGCCCGCGAGGTCATCCGAGGCAACTGGGGTAACGGTCAAGATAGAAAGAATCGCTTGACCCGCGCCGGCTATGATTACAGCGCTGTGCAAAAACGAGTGAATCAACTGCTCTAAATGAGCTCCATCTATATGCCCGCAAGGTTATGAGGAGAAATCCCCATAGCTTTGCAGGCTTATTTTTTTGCTAAAAATCCGTCCGTTTCGGCTTCTCACATCCAGAGAGGTGTGGGAGGTAAACATGATGGACATAACGCAACAAGAACAAGTGATAAGGCTTCGCTCCGAAGGCTTGGGCTATAAGAAAATCGCCAAAGAGATCGGCATCTCCGAAAACACCATAAAGTCTTATCTCAAACGGCATGAGCATACCTCACGCTGTCGGAACTGTGGCAAGAAAATCGAGCAGGTCAAAGGCCGCAAAACGAAGAAGTTTTGCTCAGATAGCTGCAGAAGCAGCTGGTGGAACCATAACCGAGACAAGATTCATACCACGAAATCCTCAGAGCACGTATGCCCTGTGTGTGGCGCGGCTTTTCACGGATACGGTAAGACCTACTGCTCACGCTACTGCTACATTAAAGCCCGCTTCGGGGGTGCTTTGGATGAATAAGGCAGAGCTTAAGCGTGAGGCGCGCTACATCGGCGCTATCGAAATGGCGAAAACGCTTCTTGAAAACGGCACGATTACCGAGGATGACTACGAGCGATTTGCTGAGACTATGAAGGAGAAATACCGACCTCAAGCTGCGCGTCTATTCGCTGAAATTACTTGATAAACAGGCGATTTAGAGTGATGTATAGACATGAAGAAAGGAGGTAATCATTGGCAACAATCAGCAAATTTGAAAGACGAAAAGAGCCACCAAAACGAAAGCGTGTCGCGGCTTATGCGAGAGTTTCCGTCAATACGGACGAAACAAGAAACTCACTTCTAAATCAAGTGGATGCCTACAGCAAGTTCATCAAGTCAAATCCTGAGTGGATCTTTGCCGGTGTATATGCCGATCTTGGCATCAGCGGTACGGGAATGGACAAGCGAGATGAATTTGAGCGCATGCTCTCCGACTGTAAGAAAGGACTCATCGACGTTATTCTGGTCAAGTCCATATCACGCTTTGCAAGAAATACCGTCGATCTTCTGCAGACGGTCAGGTATCTGCGATCGCTTAATATCGAGGTCAGATTTGAGCGTGAGAGTATTCATACGCTTTCTTCCGAAGGCGAATTAATGCTCTCATTACTCGCTTCTTTTGCTCAGGGAGAATCCGTCAGCATCTCGGAAAACGTGCGGTGGGGGATAATGAAGAAGTTCGAGAAAGGCATCCCTTGCGGTCGAAAGCGGCTTTTAGGCTACAGATGGCAAGACGATGAGCTTATTGCTATCCCCGAAGAAGCGAGGCTCATCCGCCGCATCTTTGACGAGTATTTAGGCGGCAGGTCTTTTTATGCCATAGCGGACGGCTTAAATAAAGACGGCTACACAACCATCACAGGCAGAGCCTTTCGAGGTGACGGCATAAAAGACATATTGGAAAACCTAACCTACACAGGCGATCTTCATCTTCAAAAGTGCTATATCGAAGATCCGATAACAAAGCATGTCGTCAGGCATCAAACCGACAGACCAAGCTATCTGATCGAAAATCACCATAAAGCTTTGGTCAACAAGAAGGATTTCTCTCTTGCTCAGGAGATCATAAAAAAGAACAGCATCAAAGGTGCGCGCACCCATACTTTCGACTGCTTTACGGGAAAAATCATCTGCGGCATCTGCGGCAAGACGTACACCCACACGAACGGAAAGTTCTGGGACTGCTCGGTAAAAAAACGTCGCGGAGGAAGATGCGCATCCAAGCCCGTCCCCGAGAAAGTGTTGAGGAGGCTTGCTGCTGAGGTGCTTAGGACAGATGAGTTTAACGAGTATCTCTTCAAAAATAAAATCGACCACATCGTGATAACGGGTGCGCGTGAGGTCAGCTTTATTTTCAAAAGCGGCAAAACCGTGGTGTGCACGTGGAAAAGAAACGAGAGGTGAAACATGAAGACCGTCAAGAAAATTGAAGCAAAGCCAAAACTTCGCGGAATTATAAGCAGCACCGACGAGAACTATCTTATGAAGGTCGCGGGCTATGCCCGTGTCTCTACGGACAACGAAGAACAGCTCACAAGCTATCAGGCACAGCTCGATTACTATACCAACTTCATACAGGCGCATGACGGCTGGGAGTTTGCCGGCATGTACGCAGACGAAGGCATCACCGGCACCAACACAAAGAAACGAGATGGATTTAACACCATGATCGCCGATGCTCTTGCCGGGAAGATCGACATCATCGTCACAAAGTCCATCTCACGTTTCGCAAGAAATACCGTAGACAGCCTGACGACCATACGCAAGTTGAAAGAAAAAGGCATCGAGGTATGGTTCGAGAAAGAAAACATCCATACCCTTGACGCCAAAGGTGAGCTGCTCATCACTATCATGAGCAGTCTTGCGCAGGAAGAATCCCGCTCGATATCCGAGAACACCACCTGGGGCAAACGCAAACAGATGGCAGACGGCAAGGTCTCGCTTGGCTATTCGCGCTTTTTAGGCTATGACAGAGGTCCCGATGGCAAAATGGTAATTAACGAAGAGCAGGCAAAGGTTGTAAGGAAGATCTACCGCCTGTTTTTAACGGGATATTCTGCCCACGGCATCAAGAAGCGCCTTGAAGCTGATGGCGATCTTACTCCAACAGGGAAAAAGAAGTGGCCGTTTACGTCAATCAAGAGGATCTTGGTAAATGAGAAATACCGAGGAGATGCCCTGCTGCAAAAGGAGTACACCGTTGATTTCCTCACAAAGGAAAAGCGAAAGAACACCGGAGAGCTTCCCATGTACTACGTTGAGGGCGACCATGAGCCGATAATAGACCCCACCATCTTTGACATCGTTCAAGAAGAAGTAAAAAGGCGGAATTCCATGTCGCGCTATAACGGACTGTTTATCTTCTCATCTCGTATTCACTGTATGGACTGCGGAGCATACTTCGGGCGGCGCATCTGGCACTCAAACGACAAAGGCAGAAAAGTCGTCTGGCAGTGCACCAATATCTATCACGGCACGAGGAACTGTCACATGGTGGCAATTCCCGAAGAAAGCATCAAGATCCTTTTTGTCAAGGCTATCGATAAGCTCATGGGTGTCAAGGATTCCGTCATCGAGGACGCGAGGATTTTGCAAAGTCAGCTTGAAGACACGTCATCGCTTGAAGAACACGCAGAAGCCTTAAACGATGAGATGAAGATAACGTTGAGAGCTTTCGAGGAAGCAATCAGAGAAAGCGGACGGGAAGGAAAGGGCAACGAGCGTGAAGTGCATCTTCTTAAAAGCTACGATGCCAAAGAGACTGAGTACAAATCCCTGCTCAGCCAGGTGCAAGCAAACAAGGCTCATGCCCTTGAGACGGGGCTGTTCATCGATACCTTGAAAAAGCTCAAGCCGGACGGCAGGTTCAGCGAAACCATGTGGGGGCTTCTCCTGTCTGAGGTTGAAGTCTATAGCAGAGACGATATCCGCTACGTCTTTAAAGACGGCTCTATCGTAAAAATGGAGCTTGATCAGGTATAAAAATAGAATTTACCATCAATAACAACAGATGATCTGAAAATAAGGCAATAAGACGGTTTGAGAAATCCTCGCATGACAATAGGTCAGCGGGGATTTAAGCTTATAGCGATTCACCTCCATCGCCGCTATGAGTGATATGTACACATCTATACGTTAAATCTGGCATGATATGTATATAAAATTTGAGAGAAAAAGCAGCTCCGGTTTTAAGCGCAAAATCGAATAAAACCGCAGGATTTCAACCCTTTTCAGGGGATGCATCAGGGGGTGCAAACTTTAGACTATCGTTTAATGGTATCTGAGTGAGAAGCCCT